TCTAACAGCATCTGCTGTAAATACAAACTCATTCTTTGATAATCTTGCAGGCACATCGTCGGCTCTTTCCATTCTACCTAATGGCACAAAGCCACCATCATCTCTAAGATCCATTTCTTTACCGTCCATATCTAATAGTGGCATAGTTTTCTTAGCTACCGGTTCTTTAGATCCCTCTTGATAACCAGCTCTCATAATACCGCCGTCTGCAACAAATGCTCTACCTAAAAAATTATAAGGGTTGTTTCTAATTCCTGCTATATCTAAACTTGGACCTCTATCTATTGTTTGATCTTCTTCCTCTTCATCTCCTTGAAATAAAAAAGGTGATAAAGTTAGCGCTCCTCCACCTAATGCCAATAATCCTTTACCTGTTAAAGCTCCCTCTTTAGCTAAACCAAACTTAGCTAACAAATTACCAAGTCCGCTACCTCCCATCATACCTGTTTGAGGTCCCTTTGTAATTAAAGCTTTTAATGGATTAAAACTTCCTTTACCAAAAAAAGATCCTAGTTTTCCTGCTCCAGCTCCGCCACCAAAATACATAGCACCACCTAATATGGCAGCTTTACCTATTGGTGATTTAACAATTTTCTTTACAGCTCTTGTTGCTTTCTTAACTAGTTTACCTAAGAAATACATCTGTCTTCCTGTTTCAAGGTCCATGATCCCACCTTCAGGACTCATCATACCACCGTCCATTGCATTAATTCTACCACCGTCTTTTCTAAATCTAAGTGCTAGACCACCTGTGTTTGTATCATCGTCATCGTCGCTATCGTTACCATCACCTGGTGTCGTGTTTTGAGGAAATAAGATTGTGTTGTCTGGTCCGTCATCACCTTGTTTTTCTACAAAACTATAAGTACCATCTTTATTTTTAATTGTTTGTATATTTCCAACATTACCAGAAAATAATAATCCAGGTTGACCTTTTATTCTTGCTGCATATTCTGCAAAATCCATATTACCAAACTCGCCTTGAGGATCTTGAAAGTTTGTGTCTACACCTCTTTTTGATAATGTATTAAATGCATCAAAAGAAAGTTTTTCATATTTATCGCCTAAAGCATCTTTAAAAGATAAATCACCAGAAAAATCTGCGTCTTGTATTGCACTATATAAATCAGATAATTCTTTATTGTCTAATGCATCAACTTGTTCTTGAGTTAAACCAGATAAAAAAGCAAGTTCTGTGTTAGGATTATTTGGAAGAATATTATAAAGACCTTTTCTAGTTAGGTTTGAAAGGACAAATGGATTAAAACCTGTATTACTAAAAATAGTTCTTGATCTTTTTTTATCTTGTTCTTCTTTAAATTTTCTTGCGTTATCTATTTGAGTTGGTGTAAGTACGCTATATGAATCAGTCTCTTTACCATCAAGACCAATTACTTTTGGACCTTTTACTCTACTCTTACTTACATAATTTGTTATATAATCTTCTCTAGCATTTCCTGTATTTTGATTACCGCCGTTTCCGCCGTCGTTTCCGCCTTTTCCGCCGCCTCCGCCACCAGAGGGTCCTTTTGATGCTCCACCACTTCCTGTATCAGGATCACTACCTTGATATCCACCACCAAACCTGTAGCCTAATCTACCACCTTCTCGTAACATTTGTTTTGCTTGTTGTGCTCTAGTTATTGCCATTACTCGTCCTTATCAGATGAAGCACCAATAGCTGGTATCTTCGCTACTTTAATTTTTACAGATCTAGTAACATCATCTTGAACAGTATCTGTATCTGGGTTTGCGATATCATCCTCTGCCTCTTTGTCAGAGTTGTATTCTTGATTTGTTTTTTTATTTCTTAATACTATTTCAGTTTCACACTTAACTACAGGTACTTTCTTACCATCTATAGTTACGTATTCTACTGTTCCTTCTTCAATAAAAGCCATATTAGTTCCTATTTATTTGTAGCACAGAAAGCACAATATGTAACCTGTTTCCTGTGGCCGCCGTTGCTTTTAAAATTTCACTTTCCTGCATTATAAGAGGTTGTGATAATAACTCAACCGTCTGATTTGCAGATATAGTCTTTGTTTTAAACAAACTAAATACAGATGCACCGGCAGTCAAAGTCAATGTTACAGAGTCGCCACTACCTGAATCATCTGATACTATGATAGATTTTATTATACTAGTTGTAGCAGATGGACCTGTATATACAACTGTTTCACTATTGTTTGTTAAATCTACTTTTGAATTTGTATATATATTAGCCACTGATAAACCAAGAGAATCTCTCTTGCTCCTGTTTTACTTCATCTAAAAACGTTGAATTTAATTGTTCTTTCATCAAAGTCAACGAACGATTTATTTGTTTTTGATTAGAAAAATCATACTGCTCTTTTGGTTCTGGTATTCTAACATTAATCTTTGCCATTATCTTCTACCATCCGGTTGTAGGTCTAATCTAAATGTACCAAATCTCCATGACTCACTTGGATCAGTATTTTCTACTTTTATGTTTACAAACCTACCTCTTGCTCTTGTGTCTTTTTTAATTGTATTAGCATTAACTGTAAATGGACTGTAGGTAGAAGTTGTAGATGCTTGTTGTGGATATCGTTTTACATTTAAACTTATCTTAGAATTACCCTGTAACGTTTTAAAATCAGGTATAAATCTTCTAACTGCCAAGAATGTTTCTCCTGCAACTTTAGGTCCTGATGCTTGTCCCTTAGCATTTCTTTGTCTAGTTTCTAAATCAATATCATAAGACTCAATAAAAGATGTAACTGTTGTAGTTGTACCGTTTGGATTTACTTGATCTGTACCTACCTCGTGTTCAAAATATGTTGTTTGTCCAAGTCCCGATTGACCAACAATAATAGGAAATGTACCACTAGAGTTTGCATCATACTTTGTTGCGTATGGATTAGGGTATGTAGTTGCATCCATCCAACTTGTTCTTGCTTCTGTTCCTGTATACCAAACACCACCTGGTACACCTGAAGATTCACCAAAATTAAATACAACGTATTTATCATTATAGTCTGAAGTAGAAGATGGATAGTACCAAGTTATTTCTGTAAATAGATTATTAAGACCCGCAGAAACCTGTTGACCTTTTGTAGTATCAAAATTATCAAATACAAAATCTTCTACAGTGCAAGGTATAGATTTAACTGTACCATCGTATAGAAAGAAACCTTTAGGACTCAACCAGAAAGCGGCACCATCTATTTCAACGACAGCATTCTGTCCTATCAATCCACAGTTGGTGCCCACTTGTTCAACAGCAAATGTAAAAGGTGCACCTATAAACTTCATTGTATACAAAGCATTATCTGTCCATATAAGTATAACCTCTTTTGCTTTTATTGCGCCGATGATCTTAGTTCCATCTTGTAATCTCTGTGTACCTGCTGTGTTAATTGCAGTAGGTGAATATACATTTATATTTTCTTGATCAGAAAATCTTATGAACATATCATCTTGTTTGGTTGGATCACCTATAATTGTTTCTGTTCCAAGGTGAATTAAGTGTCTAGTTGTTGGTGATACTAATGTAACTCTAGATGCTGTAGGGTTACTTGTAGTTTCAAAATTTGTCGTAGATGAAGAAGCACGTGTTGTTAATCTTGCAGTAATACCTGAGTTCCATGTAAAAGTTTTACCATTTAATATTGTTGCAACTAATACTTCTCCAAAATTACTTAGTGACCATAGTCCAGGTTCAAGAGTTACGTCTGATGCAGAGGCTGCTTCACCCCAATTACCATTACCCCAAGGGTCCATACCCCAACCATAACCATATGTTTGTTCTCTTGGTCCCACAGGCTCATAAGGTTTAATACTTAAACTACCGCCTGCTGATACTGTTCCTGTTGCATTGCTAGCTTGATTAATTGTAAATGTATTTGTTGTATGACTTATGACTTGAAAATTTTTATCTTCAAAGTCACTATTATTAAATCCTGTTCCTGCAGGTAGAGTTACAGAATCTAATTGAACTATATCTCCTGTAAGTATTCCATGTGATGTTTTTGTAATTGTACAAGTAGGTGAACCATTAGTTGTAGCAATAGTTGCACCTGTTAATGTTGGTTTAAGAGGTGTTACATCATACAGTTGACCTTCAAAGTATATAAGTAAAAACTTATCTGTTCCAAGAGCCACGTACCGGTTACCATCGTTATCGACAAAAGCATGTTGTTTCCTAGCTACACCAACAATAGTGTCTGTAGTTAAAGAAGACCAACCACCAACTTTTTCTGGAAGACCATATCTAAATCTTACATTGTCAGAATCTACCCAACGGTTTTCTGCACCTGCTTCTGTTTGCTGTTTGTCTATGCCTGGTTTAAATTTAAACTCTATTAGAGCCATCTGTCAGCCCCTATATTTTAGTTTTGTATGCCCAGCCTCTTGTTGCATTAACATATACCAAAGTAAACGCTGAACCATTCGTTGATACTGTTAAATTAGAGGCCGCACCCAAAATATTAGAACCGTTTCTGCCAACAGTTAAATTGTTTGATCCGAAAAAGTTTTTGCTATCTATAAAGTGTACTTCGTTACCTATAGATGGTGATGCAGGTAAATTTACAGTTACAGATGATGAACTTGTATCTACTAATACTTGATCATCTGCAACAGCTGTATACGTTCCTGTTGTTGTAATGTATCCTTTTCTTCTAAGACCTATTTTAACATTAGTCCCATCAGAATAAATTAAAGTTGTTGAAGCTACAGGTAATACTTGACCTGTGCCTTCTGAAGCTGTTTTGATTGTTAATGTATAATTATTTGTAGTTCTACTTGTTGCATCTTCTACAACATAAATTCTTTCTACAGTATCTGGCACAGTTACTGTTCTATTTGCAGCTAAAGTTCCCGTAAGTTTTAAATATAAATTTTTACCATTAGATACAGCACCATTACTAATTGTTAGTGTTTGGTTAGAGGATGCTACATCAATTGATATATACCCAGAAGCTGCTTGCTCTAATTGTTGTAAATTAGTATTAGTTATAGTGCCCCAAGTACCTGATTTCTCACCTGTAGTTATTAATTCTAGTTTTAAATTACTCGAAAATGTTGATGCCATTTATTCTCCTTATGGGTTTAGTGGATCAATTGGTACCCACGTTTGCCCTGCATTTGGATCTATCGGGTTCCAAGATACCACAGAAATAGTGCCTATTGCAAGGTTAAATCTCTTGCCAGTAACGTTAACTCCAAAGTCAACTTCTGAATTACCGACCGCTATATTTACTCTTTTTCCATTAACTAGTACAGTAACATTTTGTATACCTACACCAGAAAATGTAGTTGATGCGAAAGGTGTTGCTCCAAAAAACATATTATAGCTCCGTCCAAACTTGTGTTGCATTAGTAGGAACTTGATCCCACTGTCTAATAGTTATATCAGATGTGCCTACTTTAAAACCATTACCTGTAGGTAAAGCCAAAGCTTTTGCAACAATTGTAACATCTGACGTAGATATGTTTAATCTGTTACCGCTTACAATAGCTGTTGCATTTGCTTTAGCTACAGCGTTTCCTAGTGTTACGTTAACTCTATTACCTGTAACAGATAAGTTACATTTACCAATAATAGTTACATTACCTGTTGCAATATTTAATCTATTACCAACTATTGGTGGTACAGAATTAGCTTTTATAGTTACACTACCTTTTGCTAAATCAAACTCATTACCGGTTACCGGAACATTTTTAGGAATGGATGCTTGAGCATTACCGACAGCTATATCTAAAGCATTACCTACAAGTATTTCTTTTGCTTTACCAACAACTGTTACATTACCTGTAGATATGTTTGCTCTATTACCTGTTACAGATACGTTAGCTTTACCTATAATTGTGGAGTTGCCAGCACCAACATTTATTCTTACGCCTTGTAAACTTACAAAAGCGTTAGGATTAAAGCCTACATCTGAAAAGGCTGATGCTGAAAAGGGTGTAGCACCGAAGTACATGCGAGGTTACCTCGCTGTACATGGTACGTTGTTTGAACCTACTATTGATTGACCAAATGCCATGTAGATGTATTTGTTACCAGAATAACTCCCATTGGTATGACCATTTGTGCTTCTCATTTTAAATCCATTAGAAAGCCAATCAACATCATTACTTCCATGTGCATTTTCCACCTCATTACTATTAGGATATAAAATTGTATCATTAGGATTAAAAGTTTCTCTTTTATTATCCCTTATGTTCCACATTAAACCAGCATTTGTAGAATTTTTAATCATAACAAACGCAGGTTTAAATCCTGTGTAAACAAATGTGCCATCTGCATTTCCATTACCAGTATAAAAACCAAACTTGCTGTAACCAGTTTTCTCTGCAAAAGCATATCCTATCATACTACCACCACTTTGATTGACACCACCATCTCCACTTAAATAAAAAACAGAAGAAGTAGGTGCTGTATTTTGATATAGATTGAATGTTTGTTCTGACGAAGTATCATTTAAATATAAAAATTTAGTCCAACCTAACATATCACTTCCTACTGTCCATGCTCCATCACTTCTTGTTCTACTTTTTAATATTAAAAGTTTTGGTGCTACCCCTAACCCATGACCCACAGTGGCATTTGATCCTGTGCCTGTATAAGACACAATACTAAATCCCGCTGTAGTATTAACACTAACAGTTGAGTTTATTGAACCATCTGTATTTGCTGAACCTGCTCCATTTGCTAACCAGTTCCATGATGCGAAGTTACTATTATTTCTATTTACACCATTATTATTACCAACAGTAAATCCATCAGAGTTTAAAGATTGAGTATTTTCAGAATTATTAGCTTCAGCAAAAGTACCATGAGAAGCAAGTGATTTTGGCGCACCTCTAACTGCATCTGTCCAAATATGACCATCATCTACATCTCTATTTTTTAACCAAACTAAATCTGGCTGAAAACCTACTCCTGTAATTGCATGACCTGTTGAACCATTACCAGTATAAAGTTTAGTGTTAAAATAGTCTGTCGATTTATTTATAGTTGTATAAGCCATATTATAAATTTAACCCCTTTGTTGATAAAGCAGTATAACCTGTTGGAACATCGTATTCGAAAATTCCTATACCACTTGCGTTAGTTCCTGCACTAGATACCGCTGTTGTTCCGAAGTAGCCATTACCAAAGTTTGCATTCCAACTAGCAGTTAATGAACCAGAACCATCCCAAGTTAAAGGTTTCCAAAAACCTGTATTAGTTGTTATTCGATTAGTTATTGAACCTTGAGAAGTTCCATTTTTATAAAATTCAATAGTGCCATTTGTTAAATCAACTGCACATCCAATAATATCGTTTTGTGTATAAGTATTACCATAAGCAGCAGAACCACTATCATAATATTGATAACCATTACCACTATAATAAGTTATTCTTTCTTGTGTTTCTGAATTACCCCAACCCACAGACATACCAGTATTACCACTATCTGAAGGATTGTTTGTCATTTTTATTTCGTAATAATATTTTCCACTAACTGCACCTAGAGTACCCCAAACATCAGAACTACTACCTGTACTAGCTGAAGTAGTTACAGATGTATTTCCATTTGCATAAACAGTATTTGGTGGATTTGGTGGAGTAAAATCTAAAGGATTCCATGTAGCAAAAAGATTTGAAGGAGAATCTTCTGTTTTTGTAAGTGTACCACCACCAACTGTAAAGTTATTAGAGTTAGGAGATTGGTCTGTAACTGTATTTCCATCTTTTAAAATTAAAAATCCCTCATTACCAAAAGATGCTATTGTAGGATCTGTATTTATTTTCCATTCTCCACTCAAATTATCCACAGAACCAAATTGTGCAATATCTATTACTGAACCATCAACATAGTAAAAGTGAGAAAGTATTCCATTAAAATAATATTGATTATTTGTTCCATTTCTTCCAATTATAACAGAATATGTATTGTCTGGATTTATCTTCATATCTGTATTTTGTGGTGGATATGTATTTTGACTAAAAGAAGTTTCTTGCACACCATTAACATATAATTTAATTCTATCTGATGCTGTACTCTGTGTTGTATCTACTGCTATATAAATATGGTAATAGGCATTAAAATCTCTAAATACTCTATTAGTTTGTAACCATGTATTCGTACTTCCACCAGTAGTATTAAAAATATTAAATTGTCCATTTGAACCATTTAAATAAAAAATAAATCTATTATCTGATGAATACCAAGTATTAAAAATTTCATTATAGTTACTAGCTATTTCACTTATCTTCATCCAAAATGAAAATGTAAATATTTTTCTATTTGATGCTGTTCCACAAGTTCTTGTTAAATATGTACTAGCCATTAGTTAAATTGCGCTCCTCCCGACGCGCCGTGAGATATCGTAATTGTAAACTGACGGTCAGCTGTTTGGCCCTGTGCATCCGTTGCTCGGATCGTGAACGTAAACGTA